GGGTCGCGCTGCAGACGCTGTGGCCGGTTTCGTTGCTGGCATTCAGCTCAACGTCATAGATGCCGGGAGCGGTTGGGGTGCCAGAGATTTCGCCGGTTGCGCTGATGGCGAGACCGGGCGGCATGTTTGTAGCGGTGAACGCGGTCGGATTGCCGCTGGCCTGGACTTCATAGACGAACGGCACGCCGACCATGCCCGATGCGCGATTGAAAATTACCGGACGAGCGCGGCTGCAATCGCGCAGCGGCAATCCTGGCGGCGTGAACGCCTCGGCTGGATAGACCGCGTCGTTACGAGTGATGCGGATGCTGCAGGCGTCGCCTTGGAACGGCGTGCCGGTCCAGTTTCGGTTGCCGCCGATACAAACGCCGTCGCTGGTCGCGAAGATCTCAGCGGCGCTCGTTCCGACAATCGTGATCGTGCCGTTGACGGCGCCGATGAACTGCTCGCCCTCTCGGTAAAACGCAACGTGCTGCCATTGCAGATTGGCGACCGCGCCGATCACCGCGTTGTTGATGATGGCAGCGCCCGACGTGTCGTTAATCGTTGCTTGCCAAGTGCCGGCGTTGGCCTCGATGCGAAACATCTGGCCATTGCTGATGGCGGTAAACGTGGTGAGGCTCGCCGCCGGCCGGAAAAATCCTTCAATGCAAAAGTCCTCGGTGCCGAGCAGGAGATCGGGACTCTGCACGGCCTCGGTGCTGATGCGCCCGCCCTGGCCGGTGGGGAAAAAGACGACGGTTCGCATCCCCGGCGGGTTGTCCTCGGCAGCAAAGCGTGGAACGCCGCCCGGATCACCGGATTGCGCTTCGGCTGTGAGCGCGTGCTGCAGCGGCGATTGATCGCGGAATTGCTGCGAAGCGGCTGGCGCTTGCTCGTTGCCGACCAGCAGCACCACATTATCGCAATCGGGATCGCTCATTGCGCTTCATCCGACACGGTGAACTCGCCGAGCACCGGCAGGTAGCCGCAATCGACCATGATGTAGGCGTCGTCTACTCGGCGGATGCCTTGCGGTGGATCGAACGAAAACGACACGCCAGAGAAACAGGGATCGCCGGCCGCGGTGTAGATCGCGGACCGGACGTGTTCTTTGCAGATTGGTGATCCGACACAGAACATCGTGCGAATGTAGGTGTTGAGCGCCTTCACCACGCGATCGACGGTGACGTTGGCGCAGCTGCGGAAGCAGTGGCCCACGATGTTGAACCTGACCGGCGAGGCGCAGACGTAATGGCCGGTGATCCCGACCGGTGCGATGCCTTCGCCCCTGCCGCTTTGCGATCCAAACATCCAGCGATTCATTTCGTCGATGACCTCGGCCGGCGGGATGCCATAGGGCGCGGTCACGGCGTCGCCATAGACCCCCTCCATGAACGGATAAATTTCGATGTGAGCGGGATCGCAGCAGCCCTCGCACTCGTCGGTGCAGGCGCGGGTGACGCCGGGATAGAGCAGCGACTGCGTGATGTACCAGCGTTCATTGGTCGAGAGCACGCCTGAGGCCTCGGCGGCGAGCACACGGGCCCGGAGCTGGTCGCACGATTCGTCGTTGGTGCCGCCGATCAGGCCGTTGCCGATGACGACGGCGCTCATGTCGATTCCGGGCGTGGTCGTGCCGACCGTGATGACGCTGCCTGGTGCGAGGTTGAACTCGCCGCCGCCGATATTTGCGACGACGCGCACCGCCGCCCGGCCACTGTCATCGAGCAGCGTGGGGTTGAAGGTGACTCCAGGATCGAGCTTGTACTCGCGCGAGGCGTCACCGACGAAGCGCATGTTGCTCGGGATCGGTGCGCGTGGCTCGCCGCTGATCGCGACGTAGCCTTTTGCGCGGGTGGAGGCACGAAGATTGATGCCGTGGCGCGCGGCATACTTGACCAGGTTGTCGCAACACATCGTCGCCGGGTCGTTTTCCTTGAGCGCTTGCGACACCCAGCCGTGCATGAGATTTGTGGTGCCGGCCATGACGAAGGCGAGCACGTCCTCGGTCGTCATCGGCAGCACCGGCGCGCCACCGAGGAGACGCTTGCTCAGCTCGATCGCGATCTGGTCGTGCAGCTCGGCGATGTCCGGCCGTGGCAGCGTGCAGCTGATGTCAGTCATGACGGGCATTTAGACGGTCCCTTGTGGCACCGTGCGCGGGTAGCGCTGGCCGAGTGCATCGACGTTCGGGGTGGCGTGGTACTCGGCCCAGAGATAGCGCGCGTCGGGCATCGATGTCCCCTGCACGGTCACGTTCACATCCGCGCCGCCGGGACCTCGCAGAAGTATGTCCAGGCGCATGACGCGCCGGCTTATGTACCACGGAGTGACCTCGATTTTCGAGACGATGCCCCAGCCCAACAGATAGCCGATGGCCTCGAGCGCAAACTCCTTCGCGAGCATCAATGTTTCGTTGGTGACGTGGCTCCATTGCAACGTCCAGAGCTTCGATCCGCTGCGAAACACGGAGCCGCGCCCGGTGACTGCTTGATCGCCGCGGAATGCATCGGCCCACCAGCCGCCGAGGCGTGGATGGCCTCTCGGAATGTGCGGCGGGGTCTCGTCGCACTCGACCTGGCCGCGCGTGAATAGCTGCGCGATCACCCAGCCGCGCAGCCAATCGCTGCGATCGAGCGTGCCCATTCTGTTGACGTTGAGGTTGGGCTCGCCCTCTTGAATGCCTTCGCAATTCGGTGGCCGACAAAGCGGGATGCGCCGCGACGAGATCGGCGGCTGAAACAGCGGATAGTTGCGCGTTCGGCACGGCGGCAGCGGCGGGGAGCAGCTGTCATGCGGTGGGACGTATTGGACCGAGGCCATTCGTCCTCCTATGTCTGCGCGGCTTCGAGCGCCGTGACGCGGGCTTCTAGCTGGCTGATGCGCAGTTGCAGGTTCGCCAGCACGTCGTCGATTGCTTGCTGCAATTGTTCGGTTTTGTCCTTCAGCATCTGATTGGTCATCGCCTGCGCCGCGTTGACCTGCGCCTGGTCCTGTTTGTTGACCTCCACCTGCACCTGCGTCTGCGCGAGGCCGGCGGCGGTGGCGAGGAGCGAGACGGTGCCGGGGATGCCGACCGCGCTGACCCCTTGGCTGCCGTCGGGCGTGCCCTCTGGCAACCCGTTGCCTCCTGGGCTTCGCGCGCTGCGCCCGGTTGGCGCCGACGATAACCCGCCGACGATGGCGTTGCCGCCAGCGAGGTGGTCCCGCGCGTGGTGCAAGCCGCCGATATACATTCCGCCCGGTGTTTCGATGTAGCTCGTTCCCGATTTCTGAGTCTGGCGGCTGTTTTCGATTTGCATCGAGCCGCCGGCTTTGACGTCAAAGTTGGCGCCCGTGCTGAAGCCTTGGCCCGCGTCAGCCTTGCCCTGAAACGTCGCCTTCGTTTGCGAGCTGATCTTTTCCTGCTCGCCGTCGCTGTGGATGCCCTCGACGCGACCCGAGTCTTTGGTCTGCCCGTCGGTGTCGCTCAACATGTCGGCCATCTGCTCATCGAGCCGACTCAAAGCCTGGCCGCCGGCGCCGTTGCCGCCGCCTCCCCCGCCCTGCTTTTTCATTTTCATGCGGCTGAAAATTTTCTTGTTGCCGGGCGCGTAGGTCCACATCTCGCCTTCGTCCGGCTGCGGGTGGTCCTCGCGATCTCCGATAACCTGCATGATGACGCGGCGCGACGCGTCGGCGCCTACGTCCATCGTGAACACTTCGGTTTTGTCGGTGGGCTTGACGTGCGAGATGTAGCCGATCGGGTGCAGGATATCGAGCTTGTCGTTCTCCATCTCCTCGCCCATCTTGACGCGGCCGCGCAGGATTTTGCCGTCGTTGTAGGTTTTCTTCAGATAGCCGCGGCGGATCACGTTGCGCACCTTGTTCGATAGGTGCTGCATGTGCTCCCACGACATTCCGGGGATGGTGGTGGCGTACAGGTCGAAGTCCATGGTCAGTGTCCTATCCAACGGACGGCGAGAACGCACCGCCGCCGCCGCCCTTACTGCCGCCGCTGTCGCCGCCGCTGCCGCCGCTATCGCCAAAACCTTCTTTCGGGCACAGCGTCACCTCGGCGTAGCGTTTGTCGTGCTCGAGCACGAAGCGAACCTCTTTGATCATCAGCATGTCGCTCACAGCATCGACCGGGATCATCACCATGTGCATGTTGCCGACTTTCCAGAGCTGGCCGCCCTCGTCCGACCAGGTTGACATGGTGAGCTTGACGTTGAGGGCGTCCGCCTGGCGCCGGCGCGCTTCGGTTTTGGCGCGTTTGCCTAGCGTCTCCTTGTCGTGATCGGTGTCGATCAGCATGTGCATTTCTTTTTTGAATTTCACGAAGCTGTCGGAGGCCTCGCCCATCACCTCCTCGCAGTCTTTGCCGTATTTTTTATCGGTGGGAATGCCGTTGCCCTTGGCCTTGACCTTGGAGTGGCGCGGCGAAACGTCTTTTTTGACCGACCATTGATAGAAGTTGCGGCCGAGGATCAGCGGGGCGCCGCCGCCGGTGCTTTCCTCGCCGCGCTTCGTCAGCACGACGTTGCCCTGCTCGTTCTCGCTGGCGGTGAGGCCAAACTCGCGACACGCGCGGCGGATCGAGCGCTCGACCGACTCGCCTTCTTGAATGATGAAGCGTTCGATTTGCCGGCCTTCGTTGCTCTTGTCCTCAAGCTGGCATTCGTAGCCTTCCATCAGCTTCTTTGCGAGCTGGCCGGGCTTCTGCTTGTTCTCCTGGCCGGTCTTGTGATCGGGCACGCCGTCGACAATCGAGGACGACTTGCCGCGGAATTTGAGATCGAGCCGATAGCTGTCCGGCGTGCCGTGCGATGTGCGGCTGTCGATGATGATGGTGCCGGCTAGCTGGCCGTCGAGCATGACCACGCCTTGCGCGCCGTCGATCAGTTTTTGCACGGGCATGGTGGTGGCGTTGAACATCTCGGCGCCGGGCCAGCTCAACGTGATGGTGCCCTCGCACGTCATCTCGTTTTTCGAGCGGCGCAGTTCGAGCTTGA